TTAGCACCGGTGCAAGCTAACTGCCATTGCATCTGTGGAATGTATTTACTAGGAACTGACTTACTCATAAGCGTATTAGTATGGGTTGTTTCTATAGGACACTTAATCTCTATAAGCCCTGCATATTTACCATCTTCTTCTGCATTAACAGCTCCGTCTGGGCTAGCACCACTCATGGCAATAGTTGGGTGGTCAAAGAAACCTACCTCTGTTACAGATACCCCTCTAGTTCGCATATAAAGCTCCCTAGCAGCACTTTCTCTTTCAATACCATCTAGCATAGCCTGATTAACAAAGCTATCGCCTTTCTTGCCAGTCAATCGTTCTGATACTAATTGAATAAGGTAGTTTTGACGTGATGTAGATACGCCTGTTTTAGTCTTGGCGATAACATCCGATATTCTGGATGCTGTCACCTTGCCTAATCTTTGCTGAAACCACTCTTCTGTGCGTTGTTCAATCATAGGAAATCTTCTTTAGATACTAACTTGACAGGATTATTTTGTTGATGAATGGCATTAACTACTTCATTAGCTGAAGCAAACTCTGTGCCACCTAATCCTAAAGCTGCTAAACATCTACCAATTGCAGAGGTCTCACAGTTTTCTACATAAGATGTTCCATTGATTTGTGATGCTTTTCTAAACTCCTGTGCATGACCTGTAGCAAATGTTTGTACTTGACCACCTTCTAAGTGAACACCTGCATAAGCCTTAACAATACATTGTTCATCATCAATCTTAACTATTTCAGTAGTAAGAAAATAAGTAGGAAACTGCTCTCTAAATTCCTGAACTCTTAATGCTACTGTTTTATAGTTCTTGCCTTTAATATTAACTACACCTTGTTTAGTCATCTGCCTCTCCTGTTGTTGTAATTCTTGCTGGTGTTGTTCCATCATCACCTGGTCGTAAAATTGTTGTTGTGACATTTGCTCTCTCCCATTTGTCGTTATCTAGTTTAATTTCTTCATTCAATCGTTTAAGAATATCTGCTATCTGTTCTAAACCATTCGCCATATTATATACCCCCAAAATACAAAAAGGAATAGCCATAAGTATTTATTCATATTGCACCTGCAAACTTACCCATTAAATAAATGCAGAAAGCTACGTAACACCAGAAAGCTATTGCTGTAATAATCATTGTTGAAATTTTCATATTATCTCCCATATCCAAAGGCTGTTTCATATTTAGGTTGACCATCCCAGAGGTAAGCATTTGAATAGCTAGTGATTTTAACACTATTTTGTCTGCCATTTGCAACTTTTAACATTGGTGTACCTTTTTCTTCACCAGCTACCATATAATCAGCACCAGTACTTTGCTTAGCTACAATAGCTGTCATAGGAACAATTTTAATTCTATTATTGCCTACAACTTCTTTTACTTTGTAAAAGTCTACTTGAGTTTGGTCGTAACCCCAACTACAGTACAGAATGTCACCTTCTTTTAAGTTAGTAGGAGCAAGTCTTTCTGCTTTATATTTTGCAACTTCAGCAGCTCTAGCAATTCTGTTATTAACAGTCTTAGCAACTTGAGCCAACATAGCTTCTTCACTTCTAAACAAATAATACCAAGTAGGATTAACAGCCTTGCCAGCAAAACAAATGGCAGAGAACTTACCGTTATCATTGTTTGTATAAACAACCACGTCTGCTGGGTTTTCTATTACTAATGGAACATAACCTGCTGGAATGTATCTTTCTTTTTTAGCAACCATTTTTTCTCTCCTTGTTATTTAATTACTATATACACAGTATATACACATTAAAAATAAATACAATACCCTTTTTAAACTTTTTTTAACTTTCTTTCTAGCTCAAAAATACCCCTGGCTATTGACGCTTCAGGCAAATATTTCTGTATTACTTCCTGCCCTAAGAAATTATGTACAGCGTTATAGTTTATCTCTATTAATTCATTGTTGCTGTTATAGGTCTTTAAAACGTCTATTACAGTACATTCTTTTGGGTATTTACCAATGCTCATAAATTTAGTTCCTACTGGATATTCCATTACGCAACCTCACTTTCAGCCCAAGTATTGCCATTTGCTATAGATTTAACACCAGGACCGCCAGTAAGTGCGTATTGCTTAAATGGCTCTGGTTTATCGTTTGGGTCACCTTTAAGTACTATTTTTGCAGCTTCTAGTCTTAAATTTTCTGCTGGAGTGTTTAAGAATTGCATAGTTGATAAAGCTACAACCATATTTTTTAGTGCATAAGTAGGTTGGCTTCCTACTAATTTTTTAGCTTCTGCGTAGTTCATACTACCTCCTCTTCTTCTTTTGTATAACTATTAATAATTTGTTCTCCTGTTGAGTTGTCAAGATAAACAACCCAATCTCCTATAGTTACATAAACGCAACCATTATTTTCTCCATTACCTTGTCTTACGTCAATATTTACTTTCATAATATTCTCCTTATTTAATAGTTGGTAATTCGTTAAAAATAAACTCTTTAATCAAATAACATAACTCTTCTTGCTCATCTAAATCCATATCAGGATTTTCTTTGTATACCTTTGCACATTCATTCTTAGCCATTTCTGTTTTTTGAGCCATTGTGTATTCTTTCATTTATTTCTCCTTGTTAATTAATTGCGATAACAGAACTATATCAAACCTATAAAAATATACAATAGATATATAATAAATATATACAAATAATTTTGAATAAATATCTTGCAAATGAAAATTAGCTATGATAATGTTTTTTGAAATATTTTAACCACAGGAGAAGAACCATGAAAGTCCGCAATTGGAGCAAGTTTCAGCATTTTAAGAACAAATCGTCTATGATTTGGTTTAAGGTTTATGGCAGGGATATTATCAATGACCCTGACTGGCATGAGCTTAATTCTGACCAAAAATCAACCCTATTTGAATTATGGTGTTTAGCATCTGAACGTAATGGTGAACTTCCAGACTTACGAAAAGTATGCTTTAGGTTACATAAAGAGCCAGAGTATATTACTACTATCTTAAACAGCCTGAAGGACTGGTTTGACGGAGACATAGCTGGAATTATACACAAAGAATATAAAGAGTATGCTAGAGAGGAGAAGATAGAAGATGATATGAGAAAAGAAAAGAAGATATTAGAAGAGAAGATAACCTTTATTAAGGCTTTATCATGAATATAAATGACTTCCTAAGTTACTTTGAAAAGTCTTATAGGTCTGGTAAAGATGAATACCAATGTTTATGTCCTGCTCATAATGATAAAACTGCATCTTTAAGCATTAAAAATTTACCAGATGAAAGAATTTTAATCCATTGCTTTGCAGGTTGTGCTGCTAATGATATATTGGGAGCTGTAGGTTTAACATTTGACGATATTGTACCAAAACGTTTAGGTGATTTTAAACCTGTATCAAAACCTTTTAATCCTTATGCTGTTTTAAAGGCTATTTCTAATGAAACATTGTTAGTGGCTTTAGCTGGATTAGAAGTTGCTAACGGAAAAATTTTACCACAAGAAGATAAAGATAGATTAATGATAGCTGTAAATAGATTGAGAGAGGCTTACCAAATATGTCATTAGATGAAAAAGTAGAGAATTTAATAGTAAATGAGGATAAAATAAAGAATTATTTTTTTAGGAGAGAAAGTGATGAGTACCGTAAAATTAAGAGTCCAGATACTTTTATTGAGTCTACTATTGGATATTTTTCTGGTGAAATACAAAGTGGTGCGTATCTTCCGTTTGATAAAGCAGAGAATTTTAGGTTAAGATTAGGGGAAGTAACAACCTGGTCGGGTTATAGCGGTCATGGCAAAAGCATGCTACTGAGCTATGTAACGCTTAAACTTATTGAGAACTATAAAGTTATGATATGTTCTTTTGAGATGAGTTGTAGAAGTACATTAGCCAGGTACATTCGCCAATCTGTTGGAACTAATGAACCTACAGAAAGTGCTATTACTCAGTTTTGTAATGATGCAACTGGGAAATTATTTTTGTACGACCAGTTAGGTAGCACAAATCCAACAGCAGTATTATCAGTTATTTATTATGGAGCTGAGCAATTAGGTATACAGCATTTTGTGGTAGATAGTTTAATGAAGTGTTCTATAAATGAAGATGATTATAATGGTCAGAAGAAATTTGTTGACCAGTTGTGTATTGCTTCACGAGACCTCAATGTCCACATTCACTTAATTGCACACAGCAGAAAAACAATAGACGAAACCACTCATACACCAAGTAAGTTTGACGTGGCAGGTTCTGCTACAATAACTAATCTTGTGGATAATTGCGTTTCGGTTTACCGTAATAAGAAAAAAGAAAAAGACATAATGGAAGGTAAGTTAACTGAAGAAGATGCCAGAATAGTTCCAGATGGATTTATGGCTGTAAATAAACAAAGGCATTTTGAGTGGGAAGGTTCTGTTCCTTTGTGGTTTCATTCTAAATCTTTACGTTATAGGGACAGACCATGACCATAAATGAATTTA